TTTCCGCTACCTCTTCTGCCATTCTTATTGTTTGTTCTTCGCTGGGTTGGCGTCCTTGGTTTTCTTCTGAGAATATCTTTACCCGGTCAAAGTAATATTTTTCCGCATTGGCAGCCGTTGCCGTCTGGGTTTCATTAGAGATCATCTTATTAACCCCAATTAACCCAAGAAGGTGTGACCTACCCGCTTTAACGGCGTCTTCAGTAATGCCATTATTTCTATTCAAAAGAGTGGCGGCATCTGACTTTGATAGTTTTCTTTCTTCTACGGCATGGAGAATCTCACCGCTTGTATCCTGTTTTTCAACGTCGATCTTGCGTGTGAGGTCTACGAATGTTTGAAGATCGGTTTTGATATCAACGCCACGCTCTATCTCTTGGGCCATCTTGCGCAAAATAGGATAGTCCTTTGGCGTTAACTCGTCTTTCATTTCGTCAACTTGGGAAACCGTCAATTGCCCATCTTGCGCCCTTGCGTATAGACCCATTGCGAATTGTTTTTGTTCTTCTTTCCTTTGCTTTTGTTCAAAAGCCTGAGCTTGCCTAAACTCACCCATTTGGTGTTTAGCTTCATAAAGGAAGTCTCTGTCTATTTTTTCGAGTACATCTGAGGAAAACTGATTACGAACGCTTTGGCTTTGAACGGTGCCAGTTTTCGGATCGTTATACCTTAATGAAACGCGCCCTTCCTTCCAGGCTTTATAGGCGTTAACTTTATCTGGTTGTGCGTCCATCCAAGCGGTTGCGGCGGACATGCCCATTTTCTTTTTTGCACGGCCTAGGAAACGAAACTGTGCTTCAGCAGAAAACAAAGGGCGTCCGTCGACACCTGGTAAGCTCATGGTATTGGAGAGAGCGTCCATGTGCTGTGCCACTGCCTCAAACGACGCTGCCGCTTGGAGGGACTCGCTTGCATCGGGGGAGGCTGAGTCATAAACCATGAGGTTTGCTGAGTCTCTCGCGATATCATTTATGATCTGCTCTTGAGATTGAAAAGCAGCAAGTTGGAGTTTTGTATTGATTGTATCTTCAAAGTTCTTCTTGCTCTGAGCATAGTAGTTTTGAGAGATCGCTGAGAAGGTAGCGTCACTCTTAGTCATAAGGTGAAATGGGATTTCTTCTTTCGCGTTATCCCAGAATTCATCGGATTGTTTTTTGAATTCCTGGGGATTGTCTCTGTTGGAATCATAAATCTGCCCCAATGTTTGACGGATGTTCTTTTCAAAATCGAGATGAAATATGTTTTCTGAAGCTGTGCGCAAGTGGTCGCCGAGGGTTTCCGCCATTTTGTTTAATTGGTTAAGGTTATTAATCCCTCCCAAAGCTGGCTTTATGTCATAGACATTGCTTCCAGGCGCAACCGATCTTTGATACATAGGAACGTTGCCCATAGCTTTAACCATTTAATAGGCTCCTGCGACGTGGGTTTGAGTTACCAAACAATCCGGCGGCTGACTTCAAAGCCCCTGGAACGGCTTCAAGGGCCTTTAGTTTTCCTGAATCTCTTGCAAAGGCACCTTCTCTCCTTAATTGTTCTGCTTGACCGCGAATACCGATAGTTGCTGAATCGCGTTTTTCAGCAATCGAAATGTAATCTTCAGTTGCTCTTTTCCGGCTTTCAATCTGTGCGCCTTGAGCTGTACCGCTTCCAACTGAAAAACCACGACCAGCATAGAAAGCTTGCGAGCTGGCCATGTCATCAAGAAGCTGTTCTTTTATCCGATTTTGTTGAAACATGGCGTTAGTTTCAGTCTGTCTTGCTTCAAGGGCTTTTTGATCGGCTTGGATTTCAAGAAGCTTTTGTTGAAGCTTTCCTGCCTGTATAGCACTGTAAGCCTGTATTCCGCTTGCGGCCAAACTTCCAATGTTTGAGAAAAATCCCATACTTCCGCTGCTACCACCAGAGAACATATTTGAAAAGAACGACGCTATACCATCCATTAGACCGTTGCCTCCATACCAACACACAAGACCGTTAAGGGTAATGGGTTTTGTTGAGTTATTTCTATTTGTCCGTAGGTATCCCAGCCCCTCAAAGCTTCAATCTTCTTTTCCCCGGTAAATATAGGCAATGGATCATCAAGAAGGTTTCCGTCAAAGCTATTGAGAGAAACGGGGACGCCGTTTACAAAGACTTCGCTAGTTTCATAAAGGCGCAAGATGGCCTCGTTGATTCTTTTTTTAGAGCCAATTCTGTCACCGACGGCTTCAGGGTTTTCATAAGGGAGAAGCTTTGCTTGAGGTGTCCAGCCCAGGCCAACCTCTAACAATGTCGTAACGGGGCGTGCTGTGGTTATTGCTCCGGCTGTAACGACGGCGTCGGCCAATATTCTACCATCTGCCTTGACCTTGACGGTTTTACCTTCGAGTTGGAATAAACCGCCTAGTGTGGTTATAGGGACGCCTGGCACAACTTGTGTTGCACTGTCAGTGTAGTAATCAAAATCAAAGACCTCTATATAACGGTTTGTTACTCCGTTAACTGTACGTTCAACACTTACCCATACGTCCGACTCATCAACGCCAATGTTTTTATAGGTGCCGTCACCATGAGTCCAAAGAGTAAAACCTTTGATGTTTTCATCTGTAAGAATTGATCCGCAAGCAATCGTCCCATCACTGTTAACGACCATAGCCCAATTGGTTTCATGATCGCTTGTGCTTCGCCTCAAGGCAAAGTCTACGGGCGTTCTAATAAGGTGTGAGGAATATAGGCTTACGGACTTCGCCGTAAAAGCTTGTTCTACATCGCTAAACACGATTTGAGAAATGCTTTGTCCGTTTCTTTGCACAAACAATGTGACGCCATTGGATACAACGGGCTTTAGTCCTGGCTCGCTTCCCTGCTCTGTTTGAGACAAAATGCCAGGATTGTTAGGTGTTATAGCTGTGCCGCGCTGTTGAATAATTGCCGATTCTCCGCCTGTGCTGAATATTTGCAAAGTGCGGTGAGCAAGCATATTGACGATCGGTTCCTCATTATCCATATCCACGTTAATTGAGTCCGTGTCACGGTGTGCGCCTGGGTCAAAATTAAAGTAGTCACCTAGAACACTTGCCCAGGCCGTACGGGGACGGCTCTTGCTTCCTCCTAGCCACAACCTTTGTTGATGAAACGCACCGCTCCTTGGCCATCCTCGCGCCGTAGACCATGCATCCTCCCAACCAGATTGAAGAGTCCATTGACCGGAGGGTATTGCTGTTGTGGTATAGAATGGGATTTCCGTAATGGCTGTAAGCACGGTTGTTGATGTAAAACCGACAATACGTGCCCTTCCTCCGTTTCCTTCAATGATTTGATCAACATCTCCGGCAGCAAACACAGCAACGCTTGCGGTTAGAGTAATTTTACCAGATACGGCAGAAGGTGTGAGAGTTGCTGCTGGGCTAGTGGTTACGGGTGTAAAATCGTAAAGGGGAATTTCTTCAAAGGTGACATCACTTGCAAGCCACAAATCATCTGCGCCATTTCTCAAGAGTTTTTGTGTCTTCACATCTTCATGAAACAAAAGAACGGTATCGCCGCCAGACGTTCTATTAAGTAACGACATATGATCACTTGTAATGGACGGACACCGCACATCACATTGATAAACCCTGTCTTTGTAAACAGAGATGTTTTTATCGGTAAATATCAACATGTACCGCTGATCGATATTGAATTTGTAGTTGATAAACCGCGCCTCTGAAATGGTGCCTAAATCTTGCCAGACGTGAAACTCATCGATTGCTACTTGGTTTGCTCCAAGGTCTGTTCCCCCAATTTTAACAAATCTATAATATCTATAAGTTTGCGCTGACCTTCTCCTAACGGTTGTGTCAGTCGTCGACATGCGAATTGCAGCTCCCAAAGTGTTCCAAGCGATAGCATTAAAAGAGCCTTGTATGAAAAATTCTGTATCTGAACCGACGCCGCCAGTTACCCTTGCTCCTACCACATCTACAAACGCGGCTTGTATAACCCCCGCACCAAGGTCATATTGAACGATAACATATGGATCAATAACGCCTATATTGGTCACGGTCACAAGCTCTGTAGCTGTGTTATCGTCATTTGCGTTTGCTGTGACGCCGCCTTCGGGGGCGGTTATGGTAATTCCTGCCGAAAGAATCCTTGTAATTTTATGATATTGAGTGGTGATATGGACGGTTCCAGGACGTCTGCAAAAGCCCCCTTCAGGCAAAATAACGATGTTTCTTGCTTTATCCAGCGCACTATAGAAAAATTCCAGATCGTTACGAGCCGTCATTTTTGGATCAAGCTCACCGATCGTCCAACGGGCTTGGCGGTTTTTAACCATTATGAGAACCTCGCCGCAATCAGCTCATTACTACGGATGGGTTCGGCGGGCATGATTTTTGAATCCAAGTCTTTTGCAACCCCAAAGAGGCCACCTTTTCTATTGTCTTGTTTTGGCCCCCAAGCCATTTCATCCCAATATTGAGAAATGTCCGCCTTATTGGTTATGGCGGGTGCTAGAACGGATGCAAAATGAGCAATAGCGAATTGAACAAAATAGGGCGGCCAGTAAGGGACGTCTTTTTCAACTTGAAAGTCGATACTGATAACTGTTGAGTCTGTGTAGAGTTCATTTCCGAATATCTCATACTCTGTGAAGGGTTTGGCCCCTGGTTCTGAAGAATTGTAAACAGCGCGTAAATTTAGGTGATCTGGTAATTGGTAGGCGTATGTCCATTCATTAACGGGCGTAACCCCTAAAATGCTGAGGTCTTGCTTTGTGGAATTAAATCTCCAAGAGAAGCAAGATTGAATAAACTTTGACTCATCGTCCCAAAGGAGACCGCACATGACTGCGGCCTCCGTATTTGAGACATCTGTAAAGGAGGCAATGGGTGCCTTTCCAAGTTTGGTCAAAGCTTGAGAGCATATATTAAACTTGGAAGTGGCCATTACCCAACCCCTTAGTTAGCGGTGATTTCAACCATAATGTCCAATGTCGATGCGGTTGTTGAGCCACCGTCAGACGTAAATTTAATAGCCTGACCTGCGGTAACTGTACGTGCTGCGGTTGGCGTTGCAGTAAACACGCTACCTGCGGCAGAACCCGCTTGGACAATTGCAAGAGATCCGTTTGTAACGTCAACGCCAGCAATACTTGCCGGTACGGCAGCGTCAGCAACCGTAATTGCAGTGCCCAGAACGCCTCTGATTTTTGTAATTGTCCCAGCAATAGGAGAAACAACCCAAGCAACCCCGTCTGCGCTACCCGCGCCGTCTGTTGAAACGTCTGTCATTCTTGTCGTTAGATGCACCACGTCTTCAGATTGTGCCGGATCTTCGGAAATTTCAAACACAACATATAGTGGAGATGCTGTGGTTGACGCGCCGTCTGTAGTTACTTTAAGAACGTCACCAACAGCTACAGTGCGTAATCCGGTTGGGGTTGCCGTATCAACGTCACCAGCAGCAGAACCGTTAAAAGCAACTGTTGCTGTGCCACCTGTTATGTTTACAGCACCAATCGCATAGGTTAAAGCTGCGTCAGCCACCGTGATCGCATTACCCAAGACTGAGTAAATCTTAGTAATAACACCAGCCACAGAGGATGTTACTGTTTGGTTGGAGGCCGTGGATACGTCCGCCAATGTACATGTAACAAGTCTCTTGTTGGCACCCCCTTCAAAGGCTTTAATGCCTGTGGTGGTTTTCATACTAATTTGAACTACCGCTTTTCCAAGAGATTGTGTTTGAGCTGTTAAGCTATCCACAAAATCAACTTCGATGACATCTCCAAGAAGAAGCATTTGGTTGATTGAGGAAAAGTAATTGTATCCAAGAACAGTAGCGAGAGAATCAGTGGTGCGGTAAACGTATTTAGACGGTGTAACTCCGTGCTTAGATTGGTTTTCCGCCGCTGCAAAATATAAACTATTAAACGCCATTTTTAAAACCTTAGCTTGGAGTTATTGTCAAAGTCACCATTACTGCGGATGCGGTGGTTGATCCGCC